AGCGTTTCGGCCGTGTTGCTGCTGACATTGCGAATGACCGCGTGCGGGAGCGCGACGAATACTGGCAGGCTCAGCAGGCCAAGGCGATCGATGAAGGCGACCACGACGCCGCCAATCGCGCATTTGCCGAGCGGCAGAAACTCGCACAGACACCGGTCAATACCCCGCCTGTCGAGGTCAATGAATGGATCGGCCGCAATAGCTGGTTCAACACCGATCGCGCTGCGCAGCTTCGCGCGCAGGAGGTCACCGAACGCCTCGCAAAACAAGGCGTCTCGGTTTCCGAGCAGCTTGAGGCAGCCGAGCGCATCGTCCGCAAGGAATTTCCCGAGCACTTCCCCGTGAAGGCAAAGGACCCGCCGTCAACCCAGACCGGTCAAAGCCGCAAGGCCGCGCCGAGCAACCGCGCAAAGGGTTTCGCCGACATGCCCGCCGAGAGCCAGAAAATGGCTCAGGACATGGTTCGCCGCAACCCCGGCCTCACCACCGAGGCAATCGCAAAAAGCTATTGGGCTGACGTCAATAAGGAGAAGGTCGGATGACCGAAGCAAGGATGCGGACAGACCGCGCAACCGAGGAGCGGCAACAGCGCCGCCGCCGTGACGACGTGACCATCGACGGGAGCCAGCGACTGAAACTCGCTATCCCCGAAGAGGTTCGCGCTCGTCTCGAGGCCGAGGGGAAGGAGCCGCGTTGGATCAACGACGACGGCAACCGCATTCACAACCTCACCAAACTCGACGACTATGACCGGGTCGAAGGCGTCGAGCCCGTGCTTGTTGGCACCGGAAAAGATGGGGAGCCGCTCAAGGCTTACCTCCACAGCAAGCCCAAGGCTTTCATCCGGGAGGACCAGCAAAAGGCTGACGCTCGCCGGACCGAAACCGAAAAAGCCCTGCTCCGTGGGAAGAACCCCGACGACCCCGTAGCCGCGGACGACCGCTTTTATGCGGACACCGCGAACAAGATCACTCGCGGCGGCTCCGGCTGACCGCTCCATCAGGATAATTCATCATGGCAAATGGTAACGTCGCGCGCGGGCTGATCCCCGTGCGTATGGCGGATGGTTCGCCGTACAATGGTGCCGTAGACATGTTCTACGTCCCGTCGTCGGACGCCACCGCACTCTATGAAGGCGATCCGGTCATTCTGGCTGGTTCCGCCGACGCCGCTGGCGTGGCTTCGGTCACGCGCGCTGCCGCCGCTGGCGCAATCACTGGCGCGGTTGTTGGCTTCGCCGACGCCACGTCGATGACCGCCGGCTATCGCGCAGCATCGACCGCCGCATATGTTCTCGTCTGTCACGGGCAGGACGTCCTGTTCGAGATCCAAGAGGACGCGGTTGGCGGTGCGATCGCTGCGGCCGATATCGGCTTGAACGCCGATATCATCGTGGCTGCGGGCAGCGCCTACGGAAAGACGTCGGGCGTCATGCTCGACACGTCGACCAAGGCAACGACCGTCACGCTTCCGCTGCGGATAAAGGGCATCGCCCAGCGTCCCGACAACGAGCTTTCGGCAAACGCCAAGGTTCTCGTCACCCTCAACAACACCACCGAGTCGCCGGGTACGGCGTCGGTCGGCATTTAAGAAAGGACTGAGCCATGAGCGTACAAACTCGCTCCGACCTGCCCAGCCTTCTTTGGCCGGGCCTTCACGCGCTTTTCGGCACCGAATATGCCAAGCACCCCAAGGAATACACGAAGATTTTCGACGTGCGCACCTCGGACAAGGCATATGAAAAGGTCGTCGAACTGACCGGACTGGGGCTCGCCTCGGTCAAGGCAGAGGGCGCCTCCATCGTCTACGACAAGCCGGGGCAGGGCCCCGAGACGCAGTTCACGCATGTGACCTACGGCCTCGGGTTCATGATGACCCGCGAAGCCGAAGAAGACAACAAGTACAAGGACGTCGCCGAGACGAACACCAAGGCGCTGACCTGGAGCATGTGGACCACGAAGGAGATCGTTCACGCGAACATCCTCAATCGTGCCACCAACGGCTCCTATGTCGGCGGTGACGGCGTTTCGCTGGCTTCGGCCTCGCACCCGACCGCGAACGGCACGCAGAGTAACCTGCTGTCGGCAGCGGACCTTTCGGAGGCGGCGCTGGAAGACGCAATGACGGTCATCATGGCGGCGCGCAACAGTCGCGGTCTGCCGGTCGCGCTGCGTCCGGTTCGGCTGATCGTGTCGCCGGGTCAGATCTTCAACGCCACGCGCATCCTCCAGAGCGAGCTTCGCGTCGGTACGCCCAACAACGATATCAACGCGATCAAGGCGTTGGGCATGATCCCGGAGATCACCGTCAACCACTACATCGACGATCTGGACGCATGGGGCTTGCAGACCAACGCTCCCAACGGCCTGATCTCTTTCCAGCGTCGCGCGCTCGACTTCGAAAAGGACAGCGATTTCGACACGGAGAATCGGAAGCAGAAAGCGACCGAACGCTACAGCGCCGGCTGGGGCGATTGGCGCTCGCTGTTCTGGAACGTCGGCGCTTAACAGCGCTGAGGGAAGGTCCGGCGCCCTAAAGGCCGGACACAGTTTTTAAGGAGGGCGCCATGACAGACCCATGGGGCTGCTGCGATCGATGCGGGTTCAAATTCCGCCACCGCAAACTCCGCAAAGAATGGACCGGCTTTCTTGTGTGCAAGAAATGCTGGGACCCCCGCCCGCCCGAAACCAAGCCTCCGTTCGTCAAGCCAGAAGGTTTGCCGATCCGTGACGCGCGACCCGAACCGCCGCCGATCTTCCGAGAAGAAGGCGAGCTTGGGGGAGACGATCTTTGACGATTACCTTCACCCAAACGGCGCGGGATATCATCTCGACGGCAATGGAGGACCGCAAGGTACTTCCTGTCGGCCGCGATCCGACTGCCAAGGAACTGACCTACGGGGTCAAGAAGCTGAACCTCATTCTTAAAGACCTCGCCTCGCATGGCGTGACACCTTGGCGGGATGAGGCGGGGAGCGTGAGCTTCAATGCTGGCGTGTCGGTCGCTACCCTGTCGCCCCGTCCTGTCGATGTGCTCGACGCGTGGCGCAACCTTCCTGCAAGCCAGCGCCGCCCAATGGCTCATTGGGAGCAGAGCGAATATTCTTCGCTGCCGAACCCGACACAGGCTGGGACCCCGATCATCTACGCGATTAAGGAGACGCCGACTGCGGTCCAGATGCAGATTTGGCCTGTCCCGACCGCAACGACCACAATCGGTTACAGCTATAGCCGTGTCATCGAAGACGTGACGCAGGAGTCCGATCCGCTCGACATTCCGCAGATGTGGCTTGCCGGTATAGGGAAGATGCTCGCGGCCGAGTTGAAGACCTTCGGCGATGGCGGCGACCCGATGCATCTTGCCAAGATCGAGGCAGAGGCGGCTGAGTTTCGCCGCCGCCTGCTCGATCATGACCGCCCTGCGTCTTACACGCTGGACTACCAATGCCCGCGCTAGATTACGGCAAAGGCGCCTACACCCGCCGCCGCGGCAACCTCCCCGAGCTTCCCGTCATCAACATGTTCGTGGAGCAGTCGAGCGCAGACGGCGTGGTCATGCAGTCGCACAAGGCGCTCAAGTCGGTTGCGGTGGTTGGGGCAGGCCCGATCCGCGCACGGCTGCAAAAGGACGGCGTTTTCGGCGGCGACCGCTTCGTCATCAGCGGCAATGCCTTCTACCGCAATTCCACCTTGATCGGCCATATTCACGGCAGCGGCGTCGCCTATATCGTCGCATCGGACACGGAGGTCATCTGCGGCTGCGGAAAGGCGGCCTACAGCTACGACGGCACGGATTTTCAGGCCATCCCGTTCCCTGACGGCGCCGACGTTACGATGGTGGCGTGGACAGCGGGGTATTTCATCTACCTTCGCGGCGGGACCGGGCTTTGGTATTTCTCGGCGGTCGGTGATGGGCGTTCGGTTGACCCGCTCGACTTCGCCACGGCGGAGAATGAGCCTGATGCGTTGCTTGACGTCCTTGTGCTTGACGGGACGCTGGTTTTCCTCGGAACCGAGAGCATAGAGTTTTGGGGCGCGACTGGGGACGCGGATCTACCCTACGCACCGATCCAACAGCGCGTCTTCGAGCAGGGCGTTATTGCCACAGGCTGCGCTCAGGTCGTTGATAATACTTTCTACTGGATCGGCCGCGACGCCATCACCTATCGCAACGGCGATGTCCCGAAGGCTGTTTCCGATGACGGCATTGTCGAGCGTTCGCGTGCATCCCGGTCGCATCGGCTGTGGCTGTTCGAGGACGAGCGTCACAAGTTCCTTGCCCAGCGCCACGACGAAAACACGATGTGCCTCGATGTCACGACGCAGGAATGGTCCGAGCGGCAGAGCTACGGGTTGACCAACTGGCGGGCAGGGCCGGGGCTTGGCGATGACACGGACGGGACGATCTGGTCGCTGGACGGCTATATTGATGCTGGCGGGGTGTTCGAGCGTCGCTTTCGCGCGGGCTCGCGTCTTGAGGGCGTGGCGATCATCGACAATCTGCGCCTGACGGCAGAGGTCGGGACGTCGGGGTTTCTGACAGGCGAATATGAAGCGCCCCTGATCGAGATGCGCGACAGTCGCGACGCTGGCAACGAGTGGAGCGATTGGGAGGCGGTCAGTCTTGGGGAGCAGGGCTCTTACCGTGAACGGGTCGAGTTCCGCGCTTTGGGCATGTTCGACGATCCGGGGATGCTGTTCGATTTCCGCATGACGGCACCTGTCAGTTTCCGGCTTTCCTCAATCGAAGCAAATGCGAGTGGCGGCGGGAGGTCGCGATAAATGGCTACGTTCCAGCATTATAACCCGTTCAAGGCGGACGTTCACAACGGCGTCCACAATCTTGGCGCTGACACGATCAAGGCGCTGCTCTCCAACGTCGCCCCCAATGCGGCGGACGGCGTAAAGGCGGATTTGACCGAGATATCGGCGGGCAACGGCTATTCGGCGGGCGGGGTGACGATCCCGGTCACTTCATCGGCACAGGCAGGCGGTACCTATAGCCTCGTATCGGGAACCGCTGCGATCACCGCAGCCGGCGGCACTATCGGGCCTTTCCGCTACATCAACTATTACAACGACACCGCGGCGAATGACGAGCTGATCGGCTGGCTGGATTATGGGGCGTCCTACACGCTTCCCGATGGTCAGCCGTTCACGATCCCCGCCGGGGTAGTGTTCACCAATGCCTAGCTTCCCGTTCGCCCCGGCGCAGTTGCGATATGCCGGAGCCGACATTCATCTTGAGCCCATCCGGTTCGTGTTCGCCGCTGCCGCTCTTGTCTATGCCGGGGGAAGCATTGCCATCGGCCCCTCGTTCGAGGTCGGGATATCAGGAGAGACGGTTCGCCTTGATCGGTTGCAGCGCGCGGTCCCGATTGGCGGGGCTGACGGCCCGTCGATGCAGTTCCAGGCGCTTTGGCAGAAGAACGCAGAGGCGGTTGAAGCGGCTTTCAGGGCGCAAGGGCAGCAAATCGAGTTTCTGACGACCATCGTCACCGCACTTCAACAGGCTCAGGCGGACGCAGCGCAAGCAAATCAGGGGGTCGCCACACTCAATGCAGGGGTGAGCTTGCAATCCAGTCGCACGGAGCCCGTTGACGGCCTTCTGTCTGCAACCAGCGACGGGGTTGTCACGATCTCGGCGCACAGCCGAATTTACACGACGGGAACCGCGGAAGTAACCGTATCTGTCGATGCGGGGTCTGTCGGCGGGTTTGCTCCGGGGGCATTCGTCCGGGTCTTCTACATGGACGCAGCGCGGGCAGGGGGTGCGGTTGCCTATCAAGGCACGACCGCAGAGGTAACGCAGACCGGCGATACGCATGTTGTCGGGGGCGTGACGATCCCGCAAGTAGGTTCGCCTCCGAGCGAGGGCAACGGGACGACGCCGCCGGGATATGTCCGCCCCGAGCGCGTTGGCGACGGGCCAATCGAGTGATTTATCGGGTCACCGACCCGGCAGACGCGAACAGGATCTACGAAGAGCATGATTTGACGGCGCTGGTCGAGGATCGGCGCAACGTCTTTCTGTCCAATGGGCGTGACCTGGCTGTCTTCGCTTGGCGCGGACCGGGGGTTTTCGAGGGGCATTTGCATTTCACCTCGCGCGGTCGGGAAGCGATCGGTGTCGGCAAGGCGATGCTGGCAGAAATGCCGAAATACGGAGCGCGGATGATCTGGGGGCCAACGCCGGTCCACATGAGGAACGTCCGCTGGTTTCAACGACAACTCGGGCTTGTTTCGCACGGGATCATGGCGACCCCGGAAGGCGACTGCGAGCTATTCGTGATGGAGAATTTATGCCTATAGCAGCAGTTATCGGGGCTGGCGCGACCATCGGCGGCGCGATCCTTGGCAGCAAGGCCCAGAAGAAGGCCGCGAACACGGCTGCTCAGGCCGCCACGGACAACACGGCCGCCAACAATGCCTTGGCCCGCGAGATTTACGGCGAGAACAAGCAGACCCTTTCGCCGTTCGTTGGCACCGGCACTCAGGCAACCGGCGCAATCAACGCATTGCTCGGCCTTGGCGGCCCCGCTCCGCAGGTAGGTCCCCAGCCGAAGACGCAACAGCAATACGGCGCCACCCCCACCGGCGGCTACATGGCCCCCGGCAACAGCACGTGGGGACAAGGCGGCATGTATGGGGGCGAGCCGATCAATGGCCTCTCGTTCAGCGATGGCAACCAGTACGCCCCGCAGCCGCAATACGCCGCAGCGAACGTCACGACACAGGCCGCGCCGCAAAATCAACAGCAGCAGTATCAAAACGCTTTCGACAACTACCGCAACTCGACGGGCTATCAGTTCCGCGTCGGGGAAGGGGCGCGCGCGCTTGATAACAGTTTCGCCAGCCGCGGCGTAGGCCAGTCAGGGGCGGCGGCAAAGGCAGCGCTCAGCTATGGCCAGAACATCGCCAGCGGGGAGTTCGGCAATTACCTGAACGCGCTGATGGCGCAGCAGGGCGTCGGCCTGTCCGCTGCCGGGGCTCAGGCCGGCGTCTCGACCAACTTCGTCAACCAAACGACCGCGAACAACAACAGCGGGGCCTCTGCTCTTGCGAATGCGGCCATCGCGAAGGGCAACGCGACAGGTCAGATGTGGCAGGGCATCGCCGGGGGCGTCGGCTCGATCTTCGGTAGCAGCTTCGGATGACCGACGAGCATAAAGAGGAATTGACCTCCCTGAAACGGAAGCTGGCTGC